TATGTACCTATACCTGCAAAATTCGCATTTACATTGCAATATATTTGGTCTGTCAATGTCGCACCATTGCATGACGTAGGCTGACCAATAACAGGACTCCATACGGGTAGTGCATTCCCTGACGGATTAGGTGGATTCAGAAACGCTCCGACAGCAGACTGAAACTCTTGACTCGTGACCATATCAAAAACAGACGAGTAAGATACAGGCAATAGAAACGATAATGAGACCGTGGTATCCCCCGTTACATTATTTCCTGTGGGAAATGGACCCGTTCCGTTCCATTGATTATGTAGGAATCTCAGGTCAATTGTCAGGATAGCACCCGCAGTTAATTGTATGCCTTGTAGGTCTATTTCTATTTGGCTGTTTGGGACAGTTATTAAACCATTTATATTATAGTTCGATGAAATATATGCAGCATTTATTGTCTGCTGATTAAGTTGGTTTGAAATAAGGTTGGCCTGATAGTCTATGTTTACAGGGTTGCCAAACTCGTCAACCATGTCGTACCCCTCTAAGTAGTTTCCATACAGGAGTCGGTTGCCCATTACTGTCTGAGCCTTGGCAAGCCTCGGTACATTATCATAAAGCCTCAGCAGTTCAGACTCAGGAAGCACAGTAAATATCTTGCTGTTATCGAACTGATATGTATATGGAGTATTATTGGAAAGGCCAAGTGTTACCTTGTCTATCTTCTCGATTACCTTTATGATATTTGAGTCTGCTTCCTTAAAAAGAATGTCGATACCAACAACAAGCGGTCCACCTGAGTTATATGTAACATTGGCTGCGTTTGTCGCATTGACCATTCCATCATTAAGCCAACTGCTTGTACTAAACTGAAAATCATTTGGCAAAAAAGAAACAGGACTCCATTGTGATGTAGCAGAATACTCTCCGTCTGCATACCGATACCTATAAGCAAAACTAATGAACCTCGTGTCCATGAAGTTTTCCTGACCCGCAGTCTTGTACGGTTGGATTAGCGGCGCATTAACAGGATACTTCTTGATTACATGTAAAGCCTCACGTAGTATAGTTGGCCCTGTACCTCCACCATAATCTACATTCAGTACCGGGTTAGCATAGTTTCTCTTTACGTTGATGAACCTCGGCTGATTGTAGTCGTCGGTAAAGAACAGTAGATTGTCAACCAAGTTGACTCCGGTTATCGTATACCTCGGATTGAAGTTAAGCGTCGTGTCTACACCACCTCCGTCATCTATACTGATGACATGATAAAGCAATACCCCCGTGTTGGTATTGTACGATACAATCAGGTCAAGTTTGCCCGTAGCACCAACAGGAAAGTTGGGGTCATGGACAAACCAAAAGATGGCATCATTTGCCGTGTCGTCGAGTGCGCCAATACATAAAGCATCCGCACTCAACGGAGTGCCGTCAATATAAGCAAGGGTGGTAAGTTGCTCGTTACCCTTGGAGTTCTCGATGACCCCAATCTCTGAGTTCTCGGTAGACCCCATCCTGATGTTGAGCGCATCAATGTATTCTCCATTAGGGACAAGTCGTTCATCGACGACCTTGTTCATCCTACCTGCAACAAATGTCCTTGTTATATTCATATTACTTTAGGGTCTTGTCCATACCACGAAGGTTCATAAGGAGCCTTCCGGGGTGAATGTTACTCATCCTGATTTTTGCATTCCGCAATAATGCGGCCTTCTCCTTACGTGCCCGTGCAACGATGTACTCCTGAATGCCCAACTTGGAGTTCAGTATCTCGTATTGAATGTATGCGTATACGTACTTCTCGAACAACTTGTTGACTGAAATCATGGAGTCGTTACCGTTCTCCATTCCATCCGATACGTACTCAAGTACGCAGGTCTCTCCTGCCATACCCGAATCAAAGTTGATGACACCGTTTCTTTTGTCAATGCTGAACGTGGGATTGAAGTTGGCTGTCTCTGTGTTGAGGCCAAACCTTGCACCGACAGCATAATCAAAATACCAATTGCCGTCAACAAAATACCCCATCTGTCCATTGAGTTGGCTACCCGCATTGAGGTATATACTCTTCCTTGTTCCGTTAATCCTATCAAAGTCAATGTCAGAGAACTGAGGCTTCAGTACGTTGCCATTGATGTCAAACAGAATCTGACAGTTGTTGTCCTGCAAGTATGCGTCAGACGATAGGGCCTGAATGTTCTCTGTCAATGGTCGAAGGTACCCGTCCTTGTAAAGAGAAATACGAACCCAATTGACATAGTCAGATGGGAGAACGTACCTAAGCGTATCGCAAACACTCAACTCCAACACCTTGATTTCCTTGAAGGCATCGTAGTTAAGTTCCTGTACCGCCCGCTTTGCATGGAACAGTATCTTGTAACGCTCCTCATTGTTCACCAACGAGTGGTTCCCGTTATACATCAACATGAAGTTGTTGACAATATCAAACAGGCTCACATATTGATATGAGCCATAGTTATCGGGATTGTTATAGTAATCGAACTGTGATATGTATGCCATCCTTATTCTGCGTTATCTTGGTTTTCTTCTGTCTTGGCAAACTGATAGACCTCGCCCTCACGTATTGATATACCACAGTACTGAAGTATCTTCATAATCAACCTCACCTCGTCCTCGATTGGCAACTCGAAGTCCTGATAGTCAGGCTGAGTTTGGTCAAAGGAAGGTTCGCCATTCAACAAGGTAACATAGGTCCACTTGGGGTCAAACGGATACCTGAAATAGTTTGCTTTAATCTGACCATAGTATATTTCACTTGAACCATTATAGACGGTCGCTATATCATACTCTTGAGTATACGCAGGGAAGTTTATGGAAGGAGCAGTAAGCAAAGAATTATTCAACGTGGTTATCTTGCCATGTGTCACCTTCTCAGCCTCACGCACAGTCCTTGCCGAATATATACTATAACCATCTCCTAAGTTTTGAAATATATCGGATACTAAATCTACTGTTGTTGTACTTACAAATACCACAGTAGTAACTCCGAGTGTAGTGTCATTTACAACTATATCTCCCTTTTTAACGCCCGCCGTTACAAAGTCTGTACCTGCATCAATAAGTTGGAAAGGGGACACTAATGTGTTTGAACCAACTGATAATACAGTAGGGTAGTATAAAATTTTATTTATCATAAAGTAGTCGTTGTTGTTGTATATCAACGACGGTAAATAAAATCTACTTATATCTCCTTGATATACAGCAGTAAGATAGTCGGTGACGGCAAACACTTCCATCGCCTCCTCCATAGCCTTCCGCTTATCAGCGTAATCCGTGCCCGACATGCGGGCATTCTCCTTATTGAGTATCTTATTATAGTCTGAAAAGTATCCCTCGAATATCTCTAACTGAGCCTGTTTGGCATACAAATTAAAATCAGATGGCGATATATATCCGTAGTTATTCTTGTTCAGAACAGACAGTACTGTGTTCCTTACAGAGTTTATCATCTCTTGATGCGTATTTGTACAAAGATATTAAAAAGACAGGGGCACATTACGTGCCCCCGCTTCTCCCAACAAAGGATAAACCCTACTATGAAACCCAATCAAAGGTAGCAAAATTGCTGCCTTATTCCAATTGGCTTTCCAAGAACTTGAGTGCGTCAAGTCCGTCGTCCGACTTTAAGTAAACGGCAACCGTTTCTACGGGGTCATCACCAAACGGTACGGCAAGGAGTTTCCTCTTATTCGAGGGGGTGTTAAACCATACCTCTTTATCATTATTCCTGAGTGTCAATAACTTAGCGTCAAAGAACATCCTAACCCGTGCGTTATATTTCAACATCGGGTCGTTGATAACATTCATAAACCCTTTCGGGTCACGCTTTGCCATCACCAAGATGTCCCTCCTAATCTCTGACGTAGCAAACTGCATTGGGTCCTTCCCAAAAACCACACGATAAACTGTTTCGAGTTGCTCGATTGTGAGTTTACGTGCCTCTATAAGAGCATCAACTTCGGTAGTTAATTCTTCTAACTCCTTTGAAGCGTCCGCCTCTTTATTTATTTCAACAAAAATTTTCCCATTAAATGGATGATAAAAAAGAAATTCCTGCAATACAGGATTTGTCTTTGGCACAGTAAGGAATCCGTCTGTAAAAATCACAGGCTCAAGGAGTGGGTTCCCATCTTGCTCGTCCTCAAAAGGGGACTTCTGATTCGTAGCATACCTTAGTGCCCTATTGATGTTTTGTTCCTCATCATACCACATCAGGGGCCACCTGCGTGTGTTTCTTGATGGTATCAAAAAGGATAGTGGAACAGCATTGTTAAGCAACTTGTAACTTCTGTCTTTTGGTTCTAATTTTTTTCTCATTTGATTTGATTTTATGGATGATAGGGGAAGTGTCTTTGAAGACACTCCCCTTTACCATCCGATTTGTTACTGAATTGGTGAACTATTACGCTCCGTAGCGGAAGATAACGAAGTTGTTCGCTCCGAGTACACAAACAGCCCGCTCAGAAAGGAAGTTGACTTCCATTGCATCGAGGTCGCTCGTGGCGGCACCACCTGCTGACCCGGTAATCCAAGTCTTGTAGCGGCGATTTTCGGCCTCTGTCGCACGATAACGAACGTGGAGGAACGGACGCTTGGCGTTCTTACCCATCACTTGGTCGTATACCGTGGTAGACCCCGCAGGTACAAGGAGACCGCTGATAGAGTTGACGTTTGCAGCAGCATTACCTGTCGGCATATTTCCACGCATTGTGGGGTCGTTCAGATACTTCCAATCTGACTTATAGAAGTCATAGCCACGGCGGAATCCGCTGAAGCCAAGATTCAAAGCCATGTTGACATCATTGTCAAACAGACCGAATGATGCGGACTGAGCAACACCTGTGCCGTTGAAACCATTCAAGGTGGCAAGCATGTCGTCGATGTCGAAAGAGAAGTCACGGTTTACGAAAACCACGTTCTCTTCGATAGCACCCTGCTTGTCAAGACGAGAAACGATGGTATCCCAATCGGCAAGAGTTGTAGGTGTTCCGCCACCCCAAATGTTACCACGGTTAGAGACAACGTAGAAGACTCCTTGGGAACCAACGAGGTTCTGAGCGATAGCACCTGAGTTTGCTTCGGCAGGAACTGCCTCAATCATAGAGGTCTCGAGGTAGTCCTCGAAACGCAGACGAGTCTCGTGCTCAGACTTCAAGTACCATAGGTATCCTGTTGCTCCGTTCTCGGTGCTCACCTCGACCCAACCAATCTGAGCCATATTGGAGCCGCTTATCGCATACTTGTCCTTGAGGATAATAGGATTGTTGCGGAAGATTACGGGTTCAGCCTCAAGAGAGCCTACCATTCCCGCCGTTCCTTTACGGAACTCGGAACCGTACACCCATACGGTAAATGTATTACCTG